GCTCGCGGCGTTCAATGCCAACAAGCCGGCACCGGCAAAGCGCAAGCCCGGCCGCCCCGCGCGGGCGGCATAAATGCCCACATCGCTCACCACCCCCGGCGCGTCGAATCTCATGACCGGCACCGATCTGTCGGCCGCGGTCAATGGCGAGACCGATGAGCAGCGCCGCAAGCGATTGATGGCACAGGCACAGAACCGGCTGCTGCCGAACACCTCAAGCACCCCCGGTGCATCCTCACTCGGCCTCACCCTGACCGGCTATGGCGGATAGAACACAAGGTTACGTTCCGTCCGATGAGGAAGTTCAGCTCTATCGCGACGACTATCGGCTGTTCACCGAACTGCAATTGTACCGCAATGTCTTTGCCGCGCAGTGGGAAGAAGCCGCGCGGCTGATCCTGCCCACGTCGCTCAATACGTTCTACTATGGGGCGTACAATTTTCCCGGCATGAAGAAAACCGCCGAGCAGGTCGATGCCAGTGGCGCGCTGGCATTGTCGCAGTTTGTGGCCATCGTCGACTCGCTCGTCACACCCAAGAACCAGATTTGGCATGGCCTCAAGGCCGATCCTACCATCATGAAAAACCGTGATGTGCGCGAGTATTTCGACGATGTGCGGGATATCCTGTTCGACTACCGCTACCGCCCGATCGGCAATTTCCACGGCCAGAACACCAACAACTGGCAGTCGTTGGGTGCGTTCGGCAATGCAACCATGTTCGTCGACAAGCTGGACTCGCGCTGGCACCACGGCTCCAAGGGCCTGCGCTATAAGGGCGTGCCGCTCGGCGAGACCTTCTATGGAGAGAACCATCAGGGTATCGTCACCATCATGATCCGCTGGTTCCGCCGCACCGCGCAGCAGGCCGCGGAGGCCTTCGGATTCGAGCGGTTGCCGGGCACGCTGCGCACCGCACTGGACAAGCAATCGCAGACGCCGTTCGATTTTTTGCATGTGGTCCGCCCGCGCGAGGATTATGATCCCAGGCGCCTCGACGTGAAAGGTATGCCGTTTGCCAGCCGTTACTGGTGCGTGGCCGGCGAGGCCATGATGGCGCCGGAAGGCGGCTTCCGGGTGTTCCCTTATGCGGTCAGTCGCTACGACCAGACGCCCGGCGAATGCTACGGCCGCGGACCTGCTCAGTTAGTATTGCCCGGCCTCAAGACCCTCAACGCGATGAAGCGCACGTTTCTCAAGGTCGGCCATCGCATTGCCGATCCGGTGTACCTCATTGGCGACGACGGGCTGATGAGCCTTGACCAGCGGCCTGGCGCGATCAATCCGGGCGGCATGTCGGCGGACGGCAAACCCTTGGTGGGCAAGCTGGTGGAAGGAAATATCCAGGTCACACTCGAGATGATGCAGGAAGAACGCAGCATCATCGACAACACGTTCTTCACGCCGCTGTTCAAGACGCTCACCGACCACCCCGACATGACCGCAACCCAGGTGATCGAATTGATGAACGAGCGCGGCATGTTGATCGCGCCGACGCTCGGCCGTCAGCACAGTGAATATGTCGGCGGGCTGGTCGAGCGCGAGATCGATCTTCTGTCCGAGATGGGCGTGCTGCCGCCCATGCCGCCCGCGCTCAAGGAAGCCCGCGGCGAATACCAGATCACCGATACGTCGCCGCTGTCCATGGCGGCCAAGGCCAATCAGCTGGCCGGGTTCAACCGGTGGGTGTCGCAGTTGCACGAATGGGCGTCGGTGACCGGGGACATGTCGATCCTCGACCCGGTCAACTTCGAGAATGCCACCCCTGATGCCGGGCGTATCCAGAACGTGCAGGAGAAGTGGATTTCAACGCCGCAGCAGATACAGGCCAAGGAAAAGAACCGCGCTGCGGCCCAGCAACGCCAGGCCGCCAATGAGGCCGCGCCCGGCCAAGCTCAGTTGCTCACCGCACAGGCCAAGATACAGAAGCTCAATCCCGGCGCTCAATCGGCCGGTCAGCCGCAACCACAACCGCAAGGGGTGTGATGCAATTTGCCAGGATGGACAAGCATCAGCTAGCCGCCACATGGCAGGTCCGCTGCCTGAAAGCGGCCGACCACAAGTTCGCATCGGTGATGCTGACCGTGTTCTATTTTGTCTACATGGAGCAGGCGCAGTATCTGATGTGGCAGGCTTACGGCCGCGCCACCGATTTGCGGTTTCCGTTTCACACCGGCGGCGCCACGATAGTCAATTCCGGTCAGGTGGTGTGCGACCTCAACATCGGCCGGCTTGGCGAGCGGTTCAAGGTGCGGCGCAATGTCAAGGTGTTCGACACCGAGGGCGAGTTGATACGGGAGTTTCGCAATCTTGCCGACAAGCTGAAACTCACCGACACCGAACGTACCGACATAACCGACACCATCAGGAAATGGGTGGTGGCCGATCATCGCATCAATTATCTGGGCCAGCGGGTGGTGGCGTGATGGCTGTCAACATGCACGAGCAGATGAACATTGCCCGCTACAAGAAGGCCGGGTATCAGCAGATATTCGGCATCGAAGGCAGTGCCGGTCATGCGGCGTTGCAGGACTTTGCCAATTACTGCCGCACGTTTGATGTTGCCATTCACGATCACGACAGCGCACTGGTCGCGGTTGGACTGCGCCGCGCGTTCTTTCACATCTGGCAGTATCTCAAACTTGAGCCGGACGAGTTGGCCGTGCTCTATCGCGATCATGTCCTCAATCGCAATCAAGGAGATGGGTAATGCTGTGGCAAAGAAATCATGGGAAGTTCTATTCGCCCGAAGGGACCGGATCAGGCGACGGCGGCGCGGCTGGCGCAGCCGCCGCTGCCGGTGGGGCACAGCAAGGAGCCGCTGGTTCCGCCGCGGCAGCAGCAGCGGCCTGGCACACGGGTCTCGACCCTGAGGCGTTGGGCGTTGCCAACAATAAGGGCTGGAAACTCGACGATCCCAAGACCGCGTTCGAGACCGCGGCCAAGGCGTACAAGTCCTTCGAGGCTCTGCGCGGCATTCCCGCCGACGAACTGGTGCGGGTGCCCAAGGCCAATGCTGCGGCCGACGATATCAAGGCGTTCCGGCAGCGGCTTGGCGTGCCCAAGGAGGCCAAGGACTATGACCTGTCCGGCCTAAAATTTGCCGGCGCCGACCTCGAACCGGGCTTTGCCACGGCACTCCGCAATGGATTGCTGGAAGCCGGTGTGACCAAGGACAATGCTGCTGCCGCCATCAAGCCGGTGCTCAAGTGGCTGGAAGATTCCGATGCCGAGGAAAATGCGGTCCTGACTGCCAAAGTCACCAAGGAGAAGGAGGACTTGGACCGCTCGTGGGGCTCCAACAAGGACAAGAACGAATTTATCGCGAAATCCTACCTGTCCAAGCTCGCCAATGCCGCGGGCGTGTCGGCCGAGGAAGCCTTGGCTGCATGGAACGCACTGTCCAAGACCGGCGGCATCGGCGCGGCTTCCGCCATGAAGATGCTGCTCGCGGGCGGCATTGCCACCGGCGAGGACCGCTATGTGGGAGGCGGTGGCGGGCAGGAGAACATGCCGCTGTCGCGTGAGGGCGCGTTGGCCCGCATCGACGCGCTCAAGAAGGACAGCGATTGGCAGGCGCGGTATCTCAAGGGTGGCGTCAAGGAAACCCAGGAACTGCATGGGCTGCACGTCATTGCCTATGCGCCAAGCCGGGCGGCGTAATCGTGCCGCTGTCCGACAAGGGCAAGAAAATACTGTCCGCCATGAGGCGGCAGTACGGTGGCAAGAAAGGCGAAAGCGTCTTTTACGCCAGTATCAACAAGGGCAACGTCACCGGCGCCGAGAAGCGCAAACCGAGCGGCAAGCATGTCGGAAAAAAGGGATGACGTAGCCGCGCTCGGCAACCGCGCCGTGGTGCAGATGCTTGAGGAAGTCCTGGCCGAAGCCCGCAAGGGCAAGATGAACCACTGCGCGGTGATCATGTCGATCATGGGCCAGGACCCCGGTTTTGGCGTCGCCGGGGAGGTTTGCATGGGCGACGTGTGCAAGCGCGGCATTGTCGAACTGATCCGCTCGATCGACGGCCGCGCCAGTAACGGCATCATGCCGCCGCGCAACGAGACATTGGGAGACGATTATGTCTGCTACAATATGGTGGTCAGTCCAGTTGCTTTTGATTTTCTGTTCTGGCTGGTTGATGCGGAAATGCGTCGGATTGCATCAGGTGCGCCGGCCCCGCTCAAGGTAGCATTCTGGAAAGGCCAGGACGGCATCGGTCGGTTGAACGAGCCGATCATGCGGCAGTTCTACGACAATGTGATGCGGCCATTGCTGCCCATGATCGGCGCGGTTGAGGTTGATCACAAGAAGTTCATGGGCCGCTGCAAGAACCTCTATGTGCCGCGCGATATCGTGAACTATTGCACCGAGGGGCAACCGGTTCCGAAGCTGAAAGCGCCGTCCGGCTCAAAACTGGAAGTGGCGTTCTGGCTGCACAAACGCGGCATCGTCAATCCGGTCACCATCACGTTGCGCGAGGCCCAGCATTGGGATCATAGGAATAGCAATATTACAGCATGGATGCAGTTTGCTGTTCATCTAACTAAGATGGGCGAGCAAGTAGTTTTTGTTCGAGATACGCGGCGAGCAATGGAAAAGTTGCCGGCAATTGATCGTTCCTTTCCTTCTTTTCCAACCTATCCCGAGGCCGCCATCGACCTGCACATCCGCACCGGATTGTACGAGATGGCCAAGGCCAATCTGTTCGTGGCCAACGGCCCGGCCGCGCTGGCGCTGTTCACCGACAAACCGATGTTCTCGCTGACGCCGCTTGAAGATGAAGGCCACACGTATTTCCCGAACACGCCGTCGTTCTGGACACAGCACATGGGCATCACACCGCCCGCGCAGTTCCCGTGGCTCAAGCCCGATCAGTTCCTGGTTTACGAGCACGATACTTATGAGAATATCTGCGCGGCGTGGGGGCGGTTGAGCGATGTCTTGACCAAATCTGAAATCTATGAAACTAATCACGCCGTTGACCTGAGTGTTGCCGGTCCCCGCAAGGACACGTCCGGCCAGGTGTTACAGCCCCGGTAGCCCGATCCGGCTGATTCCTATCAGAACGCAAGGCCCTCGTTAGCGCGAGAACCGCCGAAACTTGCTTCGTCTGGTCCCTGCAGTAGCAGACTCGACCGCCAGATCGTCTTGCAACTTCGGGGTTTCAGATGGCCGCTCAGACGGAATTCCAAGGCCTTTCAGCTATATTTACGCAGGAGTTCTCCACAAACGTGGAGTTGCTTCTGCAGCAGATGACTTCCAAGATTCGCGGCAAGGTTCGCGAAGGCGGTCATACCGGCAAGGCGGCATCGCCCATCAACCAGTTCGGCGAGGTCGCGGCCCGCGCGCCCACCGGCCGTTTTGCGCCGCTGCAAATCCAGCAGCCGGACACCATCCGCCCGTGGGTGTTTCCGCAGCCGGTCGAGATTCCGCAACTGATCGATTCGTTCGACACCGAGGAAACCATTGTTTCCGCGCAGGGACCGTATGCGCAGGCAGCTGCCGCCGCACTCGGCCGCGCCTATGACGACGCGCTGATCACCGCGTCGACCGCCAGCCGACAGCTCGGCACCGATACCGGCACGCTGACGGCAACCAGCTATTCCACCACCAACTTCCAGGTGGCTTCTACGTTTGGTTCATCGTCGGCGTCGGGGCTGTCGGTGGCGAAGATGATCGAAGCCCGGCGCATTCTCGAGCATTACCACAATGATCTCGAGATGGACCCGCCGTTCATGGTCATCGGCAGCCAGCAGCACGCCGACCTGCTCAATCAGGTGCAGGTGGTGTCGACGGAGTTCAACGAGACTCCGGTGCTGCAGAACGGCCGCATCCGCCGCTTCCTCGGCTTCGAGCTCGTGGTGTCCGAGCGGCTTTCCACCGCGGCCAGCGTTCGCACCGTGTGGTGCGCGGTTAAGTCCGGCATGTACCTCGGCATCTGGAAGGACATGGTGAACTTCGCCGACTACCGCTACGACCTGTCCGGCCGGCCGCTGCAGTTGCTCACGCAGGCCATGTACGGTGCGCTGCGGCTGCAGGACGGCAAGGTGGTTTCGATCCTGTGCAGCGACAGCACCGGGTCAGATATTACTCCATAGGAGCCATCCATGGCCGTAGACGCAATCAAGTCACAGTCGATCACCAACCTCGACAGCACGCCGATTGTCAGCAACTCGGCGGGCCAGGGCGCACCGTCGCGGTTCATGGACGTGGACGACCTGGTCGGCATCACCACCAACGGCTTGGCCTCCACCGGCTCGACCTATCGTGTGGTCCGCTTCCCGACCGGGGCCATCCCGAAGAATCTGACCATCTATACCGACAGCTATCTGGACAGTCACTCGACCCCGGCCGTGGTGCTCGACCTCAACATCGCGTTCTCGGATTCGACCGTGGACGGCACGCAGTCGGCATTGCAGGGGCTGATCCCGCTCAACTCCAACACCGGCGGTACGACCAACATCACGTCGTATTCGAACCCGAACCTGATCTTCGGTCAAGTCACGCCGACCTCGGCCACTGGTTCCTACGGTCCGACGAGCCTGATCTTCAACGGTAGCCGCACCAGCTATTCGGCGCTCAACCTGACCCAGCAGCCGCTGTGGCAGACCTTCGGGTTCACGGACGGCCGCGGATTGGCAGCCGATCCGGGCGGCTATTTCGATCTGCTGATCTACATCTCGACGGCAGCCAGTACCGCTCATGCCGCGAACCTTTACGCGCGGTTCAGTTACGCCAGGGCCTAAACAATGACGGCTGTTTCCGTTGCCATCAATCGCGGCCAGGCGGGCGTCAAGCTCAGCGACTTCTCGATCGCTGCGTCGGCGCCCACCGGCTCGGCCGATATCGAGTTGCGGTTTCAGTTGCTGGACGCCAATTCCAAGCCATTGACCCGCGAGGATATCCGGCTGGCATTGCTGGCATTCGAGCGGGCACTGACGCAAACCGGATTCCAGTCGCCGGCCGGCACCTACCCGTACTTTCCAGGGTTGGGCATTTAGGGGAGGCGCACATGCGGCGCCTCGCTCTCTCGCTTGGCTTTCTGCTGGTTTTCTGCGTAGCCGCCCAGGCGCAGACCTCATCGGCAAAAGTGGTCACGACTTGCGGCACCGAAACCCTGCCGCTGGTTCCCGGCGCCACGCCGCTTCGCGTCGATACGACCGGCGATCTTTGCACGAACGCCGGCGGTGGCGGTGGCGGGGGTGCCATCACCGCCGCAATCAATTCATATGCGGTAGGTGCGCTGCAAGACGGCGCGGATGCTACTCAAGGCACCAAAGCCGACGCTGCCTATGCCGGCTCTGGATCGGCCACAGTCGTTTCGATATTGAAGGGCATCTATAACGCTTTGGTCGCCGCCCTTCCGGCCGGATCAAATATCATCGGCAAGGTAGGCATCGATCAAACGACGCCCGGCACGACCAATGCGGTGCAGCCGCTCACGTCCGGCGACATCATCATCAATCCATCGGCAAATTTCACGCGACCGGCAAATACGACGGCCTACGCCAGCGGACAGCTTGTGGCAAATTCGGTCACAGCCGGTTCGGTCACGCCGTTATCATGGACAGCCGCCCGCGTGGCAACCGGCAACTTCCGCATCAGCCGCGTCCGCATGACGCTTAGCTCCAAGAGCGTGACCAATACGAACTTCCGTGTTCATTTCTTCAACCTGACGACCGGCGTATCGAACGGCGATGGTGCAACATTCCTGCCGTCGCTCGCGGCCGATGAGGTCTGCGAAATGGATGTGACGATTGCTCTTGCCGGTGCGGATGTATCGACCGGCTACGGGGCGGCCAATCAGGGTTCGGCATGTGATGTAGCGCTGGGTTCCGGTTCTTCGCTATTCGGATTGATCGAAGCCCGCGCGGCATATACACCGGGCAGCGCCGAGGTTATTACGGTCGTCCCCGAAATCCACCAGAACTAGCATGAAGTGGGTTTTATTTCTTGCGGCGCTGCTTACTTGCGGTCACGCTGACGCGCAAGATCGTGCCGCTACACTTATGGACCCTCCTGCATGGGTCCTCAAACCCACCCCTGCCATCGACTGCAACTTCGCCCTCGGCGCCTATTACAACTGCCCGCTCGATAAAACCTTCTCCGTCACCCGCGCCTCAACCAAATACTGCCAGTGGCAATCGCAAATATGGATGTCGGTTGCCAGCGGTGCGCCGTGCATCACGGATCAAGGCTGGCTGATCGAGGAAGCCCGGACGAATATCGCGCTATGGGCGCGGGACATGACCCAGAGTGGGACGTGGGTTGCTGTCACAATGACGGCGGCGCTCAACGCGGTTGGGATCGACGGCACGGCTAATTCGGCTACCACGCTCACGTCAACGTCTGCTGCCGGCACGATCCTGCAAAGCCTGACTGCGTCCTCGACTGCGTACACCTACACGGTGTTCGTCAAGGGCGTGACGGTCACTGGCGCGATCCAAATTGCGGATTATCCGGTTCTCACGCCAGCATTCACCACGCTTACGTCATCCAACTGTTTCAACCCTGTGACGGGTGTCGGCACTGCACCGGCAAGCGGGCAGGCGATCTTTCTCCGCTGCACGATCACAGCAACCTCGCTTAATCCCGTCATCGGCTTCAAGTTCGCCAATTCCGGCGATAGCATCATTGTGGATTTCAACCAGCTTGAGGCGGCGGCTTTCGGTACTTCGCCGATCTTGACGACGAGCGCAAGCGCAACGCGGGCGGCGGATGTAGTAGCAACAAATAGTAGTAATTTATTGGACTTGATTGCTCAAGGGACATTCACAATTTTCATGCAGACGAATGTACTAAACAATACCGCAAATTTTGGCTATCTTTGGTGGTTCAGCGCGAACAATAAGACATTTGTTGGCAACGGCAACACTACCTTGACAATCCGGGGTACGTCTGCCGACGCTACGGTGACCGTAGGTTCCGGGGGATGGACAACTTTGGTTAGAACCGCAGCGTATTACGATACGGCAAATCATGGCGGTGTAGCTAATAGCGGAACGGTAGTAAATAACGCAAATCCTTTATCCGGCCTCCCACTGACGACGGTTGTATGGGGATCAAACAACGGGGCTAACTTTGCGGACGGCAATATCCAGCGGTTGACAGTGTGGCCCTGGCGAGTGCCAAGCGCGCAACTCCAAATGCTCACGAGCCCAAACTGATGAAGCGCCTAGCAATCATCGCGTCGCTTTTGTTCGCCTCGCCAGCATGTGCGCAACCCTTCGACTATTTCTGCATCTTCACCAATCAGGCAGCGGCGGAAGCAGATGCGACGGTCGGTCCGTACTGGAACGGCACGACTTGGGATTTGAGCCAAACATTCCCCGGCGTGACCGTCTCAACTCCATCGGCGCTCGTTGACGGCATATCCGCCGTAACCGGCTTCTGGATCGTAGTCTCAAGTCCGGTCGATAATGCCGCGCTGGATGCCAAGGCAAATTGCGTGATGAAGCTGGACCGGCAGGCGGCTATCCTTGGCAATGCGTTTGTCGTCGCGGCGACAGGGTTGACAGGAACCGGCCGAACGAGTTTCACATTCCAGCCCGTCCCGCATGGGTCGCGCTATCCGAGGCCGTTGGGGCAATGATGTTCTGGCTCGACTTCGGCATGGCATGGCTGGCAGCCATCGTTTATCTGGTGGCCTGCCACAAGGCTATTGCCGACTAAATCTGGTGCCAAGTTGCGTTAATCGGCCCCTATAGGTAGATTGGCGCGCCATGAGTTTTCAAACAGACACGGATATCGGCAATCGTGCACTCCAACACTGCGGAGTGCCGCGCATGGACCCGACATTGGGGTTCAGCGAGGGCACCGAACGGGCCAACGAGGTCAGTTTTGCCTATGGCAAGCTGAAAGTCGCCGAGCTGCAGCGGGCAATGTGGACGTTCTCGACCCGGCAGGCGCCGCTCCGGGCCATCGATTCCAATACCATGCTGCTGTCGCCGGCACTGTGGCAGTCCGGCAGCACGTATTTCAAGGGGTCGCTGGTCGTCGACCAGAACAACACCATCTGGCAATCGCGTATCGTCAACAACATCGGCAACCAGCCGGGTCAGCCCGGTGCCATCTTTGCATGGGAGCCGTATTTCGGGCCGCTGACTGTCACGGCTTATGATGGGACCAAGGTGTATTTTGCCGGCGAGGTTGCCTACACCGCACCGGGCGACGGCACCTATAACGTCTATATATCGCTGGTCAGCAACAACGCCCTCGATCCATCGTTGCCAAATCAGTGGTCGGCCACCACGACATATTTCCAGAATGCCGTGGTGCAGCAGTTCCCGGTATGGGCTGTCGGCACGACTTATGCCGCGGGCGCCACGGTTATCTACACGGACGGCAATACCTATTCGTCGGTGACCTCCGGCAACGTCGGCCATATCCCGCCGTCGAGCTCGAGCAACTGGTGGCCGGTGCCGGTGCTGATCCTGCAGTCGCTTGCGGTGCCGGCCATGAGCCAGCCGCCCATCACGCCGATCTCAAGCCCAATCATCGAGTGGAACGTCGGTACAGTCTATTCCATCGGCAGTTTCGTCATGTTTGCCGGCAATGCCTATGTGTCGATCGCCAACGCCAATACCGGCAATTATCCCAATGCCGCCGCGTCGACTTCGTGGGCTGTGCTGTCCGGCGGCGTGCAGTACATGAGCCTGATCAATCTCAACACCAACAACAATCCGGCCAATGCCCCTGCACTATGGGCTGTGGGCACCACCTATGCCACGGGTAATCAGGTCGGTGGCAGCGATGGCAATATCTATACATCGGTTGGATCGGGTAACCTCGGCAATGATCCGACGAAGACCAGCGGCTTCTGGACCAATACGGGCGTGCTCAATCCCTGGACCACGGTGTTCACGTTGGGTCCGGGCAATCAGCAGTGGCTGCAGATCGGTGGCGCGGCTGCGCCTTCCGGTGTGGCGTTGGCGCAACTCGACATCGTATGGCCGGTCGGTAGCGGGCCTTCCTCGCAGTTTCAGACCAAGAATGTGTACCGGCTGCCGGCCGGCTTTTTGCGTGTGGCACCGCAGAATCCCAAGGGCGATGTCGACCCGTGGCTGGGCGGGCCCGCGGGCAACGTGCAGAACGACTGGACCTATTACGGCGGGTCGTATTTCACGACATGGGATTTTGGGCCGATCATCTACCGCTTCTGCGCCGATGTGGTCGACGTGACGCAGTTCGACCCGATGTTCTGCGAGGGCTTGGCCGCGCGCATTGGCATGGAAGTCTGCCAGACGCTCACCCAATCCGACGCCAAGATGCAGGGTATCAAACAAGCGTATGCGTTGGCCATGCGCGAGGCGCGTACAGTTAATGCTATTGAGGCTGGGTTTGCCGCCGCACCCCAGGACGAGTTTATATCCGTCCGGTGGTAGCTAATGGCTGACGCTAGTTATAGTTGCAACTCATTCCTTGGCGGTGAACTGAGCGCTTTCGCGCAAGGCCGCTGGGACAAGCCCGACTATAAAATCAGCCTCAACGTCTGCCTCAACTCATTCCCCGTAGAAATCGGCCCGTGGGTTCGCCGTCCCGGCACGGCATTTGCCGGCGCCACATACGGCGGCAAGCCCGGCCGCGTCATCTCATGGGCATTCGAGCAGATCAGCCCGGTTACGTTGGAATTCACGGACGGCAATGTTTGCTTCCGTTCCGGCATTCGCTGGCTGACCAATAACGACAGCCAGTCCGTGGTTTCAATCTCGACCGCAAATCCAGCCGTGGTGACCGTGACCGGCACGGCGCCGGCAACCGGCAAGCGCGTGACCTTCGCCAATCTTGGCGCGACCTGTCCGCTGTTGCAGAACCGCCAGTTCCTGTGGACGCATACCGGCTCGACCACAGGCACCATTGCCGATGCACTGACTGGCGCGACCATCGACGGCTCGACATTGGGCGTGGGCAGTCTTGCCGCCGCGGCCGCCATATCCAGCATCCAGGACGTAGCCACGCCGTACATTGGCGGCGCATGGTCGTCGCTGCGCATGGTGCAGGCCGAGACCACGGGCATATTGTTGCAAGGCAGTGTTGCCCCGCAGGCGCTGGTCGTCGCCACGCCGCTACCAACCACGACCGATCCGGTATTCTCGCTGTCGACCGCTGTGTTCGACGACGGGCCATACCTCGACCCGTTCACCAACGGCGTGCAAGCGGTTCCGGCATCGACCACGGGGCTGATCCAGCTCACGCTACAGTTCCCGGCGTATTCGGCAACCACATCATACGCGGTCGGAGATTTTGTCACATCCTCGGCGGTCAACTACGAATCTTTGATCGACCAGAACATCAATAACTCTCCCGCATCTCACAGCGCGGCATGGGTTGCCGTCAGCGGCGGTGTAGCCATCAATAACGGGCGAGGGTTTCTCGGCACGGATATCGGCCGTCTGGTGCGGCTTTATTCCGAGCCGTCTTATTGGAATCCGGCCACGTCCTATGCCACTGCCGCGGTTATCACCTACAATCCAACGGGGCTGCCGGGGCAGGGCACCTACTGGCAGGCGCTGACCAACAACACCGACACGATACCCGGTGCCGACCTGACCAATTGGGAACTGGTGCAGCCGGGTGCGGCATTGCCGTCCATACCGAACTTCACCAATCCGCTCGCCGCGGCCGGTCCCGCGCAGTGGACGTGGGGCAAGATCGTCTCGCTGCTCAACTTCATTCCGGGCGGGATATCCGGGGTGGCGCAGATCGGCAACATGACCCTCAACGGAGGATTGGCTGCAGGCTTCGACGGCAATACCAGCAAGGGTGTCGGGGCATCGCCTACGGCCATCGGGTCGGCCGTTGTGAACATCGGCAACAATCTGCAGTTCAATGTGTTTGTCGGCCAGGACTACGGCGCCACCAGCGCCAGCAACTATGCGATCGATCACATCACGGTCTGGCCAACGACCGATGACGGCTTCATTGCTTTCGACCCAAATACACAGAATGTCAGCGGCACATTGAGTTGCACATTCACTTTGTATGGGTCGAATAGCGCGCCGGCAAACGCGCTTAACGGCACCGCGCTGGGAACGACGGAGATTCAGGTCAGCGGCACATTTCCCAAGGGGGTCAACTCTATTCTTGGGTCGTCGCCGGTAACGATTACTTCGACGAACAAGACCACCAACTATCGCTATGTGTGGGTGGCGTTGACCACGAACTTCAACATGAACAGCGGCAATCCGACCAGTGCCGGCATGGTCATAACGCTTGCGCAGCTGCAGATATTTTCCGCGACCACGAGTTCCGATGCCAGCGCGGGCTGCAATGTGGAGATCATCGGGCCGCCGCTGCTCTACACCGCGCCTATCATCACTTGGCAACTTGGCGCCTATAGCAACACCACCGGTTGGCCGACCTGCGGCTGCTATGCCTCGGGCCGTCTGTGGCTTGGCGGCGCCATCGCCAATCGGTTTGATAGTAGCGTCTCGAATGGCATCAACGGCAGCTCGGTCAACTTCGCCCCGACCGATCAGTACGGCAATGTGCTGGATTCGAGCGGTATTTCCTACACGCTCAACGAGGACAGCGTTAACCCGATCTACTGGATGCTGCCGGACCTGCAGGGCATCATCCTCGGCACGCAGCAGAAAGAGATATTGCTGTTCGCTCCGGGCCAGGGCGGCTTTGCCCCGAACAACATCGATTCTCGACCGGCGGGACGCCACGGTTGCGCCAATGTCGAGCCGCGGCCGACCGAACACACTTACGTGTTCGTGCAGCGGTATTCGCTCAAGCTGTTGGAATACTTCGCAGACGTGTTCTCGGGCAAGTTCACCGCGCCGAATCTTGCCGACAAGGCGCAGCACATCACCCGCAACGGCATTGCCGAGATTGCCTATACCTATGCCGCCACGCCGATCATCTGGGGCCGCGACAACACCAATGCGTTGTTCGGCTGTACCTACAAGCGCGACACGCTGATGACCGCGCAGGGACCGACCTACTATGCTTGGCACCGGCACACGCTTGGCTCGGGCCGCGTGGTGGAAAGCATCACCGCCGGGCCGTCCACGGGCGGCAACCTCGATGCGCTGACCATGGTGACCAACAACGTGGCTGCTGCACTGCGCCATGTGGAGATATTGACCGACAGCATGGACGAGTTGACCCCGCTGGGCGATGCGTGGTTTGTCGATGACGCCGTGGTGCCGAGCTC